ACCATTGGATGATCCCCTAACATTCGTCCGTCCGACAAAGTGATATTATCAAACATTTCTGTATCGCCAAGCAAATCTCTCGCCGCCATTTGTGCTAGTTCAACACGTTGTACAAACGCTTGCCCAAATTCTTGACGTAATTCTTGCTCACCTTCGTACAAAGCTTTCTCTGTGGTTTCAGTCATATCATTTTCTAAGCCACTGATTGTATCTCTGACAAAGCCCATCATTTCATTTGCTTGTGCATTTGTTAGACCAGCGGTCAATGCACGTTCACGAAAGTTTCCAACAAGATCATCACTTACAGAAACTTCGCTTTCTGCAAACTCATAGGCATTTGCTTCTTGCGGTGCGCCAAGTTTTGTAAACACCTCACGCCATTCTTCTGGCGTTGCAGATTTACTAGGTATGGCTACCTTGTCGGCTCCAATCATGCGTTGTGCATGTACATAGCTTTTCGCTAATGCACTAGGGTCAGTAAAGTTACGTAGTGATGGTTCATTACGTAGCTCTTCTGGTAAGCTTTCTAAAAAGCCAACTGGTGCGGTTTCTGGTGTAGCTTCTGCTACAACAGCTTCTGGTGCAGCTTCTTGAGATCCAGTATCTTGGATTGCCTCTTCGCTCATTGCGGTTCCTTCCCTTGGGACAACATCCTGACGATCAGCAGCAGTGCTGCTCGTTGTCCTTCGTTAAATGCAGTTTGATAAGGATCGCCAGTAAACGTGGTTGCCTCAAATCCAAATCTAGACTTGAGATCACTCAACACTCTTTCGCCGTCCTCTGTGTTGAACGTGCGTCGATAACTCAATTTTAACTCTTCTATTTGTTTCATTACTCAACAGCCCCTGCTGCTTTAATCAGTGGCGCTACTTTCTGCGCTGTCTCAGCTTGCATCATCTGTTGCTGCATTTCTTGCTGCGCCGCTTCTTGCTCTGCTTTTTCTTCACGCAAGCGCCGTACCTCTTCATTGCTTCTGATAACTCGTGCCGGGATACCTGTAACCTCTACAAGATACTGCACAAGCTTATCATCATCGAGATAATCCATTACAGGCGCAATCTCTGCTACCTGCATCATTACCTCAAAGCCACGCAACATTGACTGTAGATCTGTAAGCCTTTGAGCCTTAGCAAGCGGTGAGACATACTCAATATCAATGTCTTGGCCTTGTAGTTGCTCAGGCGCGGCAGGGAGGAGTCCGTTCCTGAGCAGCAGCGCAAAGGATCTGGATATAAGGGGCTGGAGCAATTCGGACTGGAGCCTACCGAGAACTGGGCCTAATAGCCGCCTCTTTTCCTCGTTTCGCTGCAACACTTCAGTCGCTGTCATCGCTGGCCCTTGCGACATCAACAACTGATCCACATAGAAAGCCTGACGTATTGCATTACGTCTCTGCTCTTCCATGTTTAAACCGAGAGGATTGTTTGCTCCAATATTTAAAGGCTCTAACCTATCTCTTGTGCCTGTTCTGTAGAAATTCAACGCCCCCGGTGTTGTACGTACAGGCAACATAAATCCATCATCTGGAACCATCAGAGGTGGATCAACTTGTTTCTGACTTGCTCTGATTGTTATTTCTGACATTTTGTTTAGCATCTTTACATCTGGCAGTGCGTTCATTGCTGGGCTTCTGCCATACGTACTTACGCTATCTTTTACGAAACGCGGAACCATAAACGGAAAATCATCAAACCCACCCTCAGACAATAACTGTCTTGTGTCAGCATGATAATAAACAGACGCTATTGGTTTGTTCTGCGCTTTACGTCCTTTTGCTTCCCCACGCGGATATATCGCATGGACAATCTCATGTTCCTTGTGCGGCTCGTTCTTTACATCTTTTGCCATTTGTGCTGGCAATGTGTCCTCACCAAAACGCTGCGCCGCAGCACGAGCAGAGATTTTAAACTTTCTATAGATTGTATCTACTTGCCCATTGGCATCCTCAGCAATCGTTATCTCTGCAATATGCCGACACGAAAACCGCAACCCCTCTTTGTCACCTTCTACATAGAAAGCAGCAGTGCCAAACACTACTAGATCATAATAAAGCTCATGTATCTCTTGCTGAAAGTTAGATCTGTGAAACGCCTGATACATTTGATCCAAGCACAATTCCAACCACTCATTTGCCATATCGTCATTTTGCAATGATGGATCTCGATAGCGCATAGAAAACCAAGGGGTGCTAGGAGATGTAAGCATACCATGCAAGCTAGACGATAAAAGCTCTACAGCATGAATTGCCGTGCCGTCATAGATCAGCTCTGTACGTTTATCACCTTGCGTTCTTTTCTTAGTAATATCTGCTTTACGCGGCAACATATAATCCGCTAACTCTTGCCAATGACGCTCCCAATTAGAACGTGTGCTTTGCAAAGACTTAAAACGTCTGTCTAGTTGCGCTATCAACGGTGAGATCTGTGCCATTACATCATTCCATAATTATTCATTAAAGAGCGTTTTTTCTTTTTGTTAGTCATTGCCAATCCTTCTGTAGAGCCACCTTGTGTTCTACCAGCCATCTTTTGATTAAGACGCTCTAAAGGATCAACCGTCATATCCGCACGCCGCTTCGCAGGTTGCGCCGACTTCGCACCCATCTCACCAGCAATGTTTCTACGATACATAATCATCTGATTAAACCAGCTCCCATAAGAGATCTTCGCCTACGAACTGTCCCGGCTGTACCAGTGCCAAGCAATCCTTTAGGACTTGTTGCAATCGTAGATCTTCTACCTCTACCAGTGCTTTCAATAGCATCAGCTTCTGTTTCGCTCGTAACAACACGATTATCAATCACATCACCGACACTTACATCTCCACCCTTATATGTTGTATCCGCACCTGTATCTACCGTTTCTGTAAAGGGTGTGGGTGGATCTGGAGGAGTGGGGGTAGTTGTTGTCGTAGTTGTTGTTGTTGTAGGTGTATCAGTATCTGTATCAGTAGTTGTATCTGTTGTTGTGTCAGTAGTAGCTGTAGCTGCTCTTTCTCTTCTACGATCCCTACTTCTTTTTTCTTTAAGACGTGCTTGTTCTGCTTGTGCAGCGGCTGCACGTCCAGGCAATCGAGAATAGTAATCAGCGTCTTTTTGCTTTAGACCAGTATCCATCAAAACGTCATCAGCAATTTTTCTAACGCCACTTTTATTTGTTCCAGGTGGTCTTGCTCCGGGGCTTCTTCTACTGCCGCACAAACTACCCATACTATATCTCCTTCTGCATAAACGAACCCATAGGCTCAAAGCCTAAACGCATCATTAACCTAGCAGCCCTATTTGACGCAATACCAGACGTTGCACCTGTCATAATACGAACTGCACCATTCTCTTTAGCCCACGCTTCAAACATCTTCATAAGCCTTACACCAGCTATTCCACCGCGCTCTTGAGGTACAACATACCAGATATAATCGCCCCCGACTAGTGTGTTACTATACGGAAACGAAAAAATCATCCCAATTAACACACCTATGACCTCTCCGTGCTTTTTTGCCAAGAAGATTTGATCCTCTTCATTCCGTACCCTCTCAACAATCCAACTCGTCATTTTATCATAATCAAAGTCCGCAAACACCTGCCAACTCTCCTTATGAAACCTCGCACACAACTCAACCACCTCTGGCACGTCCGAAATCTGCGCTACGCAATATTCTTTCGTATTAAGCTGCAAATGGGTCATAATCCATCACCGCTTGTACTTGTGGGGCCTTATGACTTGGCCCACTTTCTCTTAAACCCACCGCAAGGTATCGAAACGCATCGGCTGAGTGACTTGACCAATCATGCACCGGGGTAGCTCGATATGTCCTCGTTCTATCGTTATACGCCCTATGATACTGCCGTAAACACTCCAAACCTTGCTTACACTTATCACGATCAAACCAAAGTCTTGGTATCAGCATCTGAGCCGCATGTATTCCATCCTCAACAGGAAGCTTAGGAACAACCCTAAAATTCAAACCCAGATCCCACGCAACCTCTCGCCTACTCTTACCACTTCCCAACTCACGCACCTCTATATCATGCGGTGCATTATGCGTTCCATATAAATACTGCTTAGAATTAAGAAGCTGGCAATAATGCGGCAACCCCTCATTCCTATTCTCATAATAATCTATTACATGAACAGCACGACCCACATTCTGGGTAAACCAAATCGCCGTACTATCCCCAACACCTAAATCCCACCAAGTATCTACCTTATGACTAGGATCATACGGCACATTCGTTACACGACCCCCTATCGTAGCCTCTTCCAACTCCTTGCCATAAATAGCACCAGGCACATTTGCGTTCCAACTACACTCAAACTCCTGAGCATACTGATCCACAGACATCATAGCACGAGCAGCTTCTAACTCTTCCTCGTCTAATATCCCTGTCTCACTCGCCTTATATACCGCAGACAACCAATCATCACTAGATGCAGCCTGTTCATAAAAATCAAAGAAAGCATTATGCCCCTTCGGTGTACCCACAAATATACAAAATCCCTTCCTATCAGATAATGCTGGCCTCAATACTTCTGGAAACACACTCTCCGGCATGTCAGCAACCTCGTCCATAACACACCCATCCAAATATATCCCACGTAAACTATCCGGGTTCTCAGCACCCAACAAACTAATCCTCGCACCAGTAGGCAAGTCACACCGCAACTCCGTCTCATGAAACTTCACATTCGGTATCTTACCAGCAAAATGCTTTAGATAATCCCAAGCTACATTCTTAGCTTGCCTATACGTAGGAGCCATATACGCATACCTAGGGTTACTCTTGTTGCTAAGAAGAGAGTGCCTCAATATATGATTAATCGCCCAGACAGTCTTGCCAAACCTTCGATGACATACAACAACACCCCACCGCTTCTCTTGCATCTCATTGTGCAACTCCATCTGCAACGGACGCGGCTGATACGGTATCTCTATATGCGTCACTGCCGAACAATCCTCTCCTGATCTTCATATATCAATATGCCATTTAACTCTAAGATAGCCTCGTACAGATCAATAAGCAATACCGCAGCCTCAAACTGCTCCTGATGGCTTTCGCCCTCTACAACGCTTCTCCGCAGCGCTGAGAGATGACCTAGCATTGCGTGTTGGTCTGGGGTCAGTGTGTGTGGCACGGTAACTGCTCCGCAGGTATATTATGTAGTAAGAAGTGGCGCGGTGATTTTGGGAGGGTGGGGGTGCTGTATCGCCAAAAATGCGGCAAACTACAGCAAATATGGCGTTTTGTTAACATAATTCCTATTATGCGAAAACGTTTTGCCATTCACGCGCGTACCTCGGCCACTCAGGATGTTGGCTAGTGCGTTCAATGCAAGACCTCCTCATCCTCGTGTGCGTTAATAGCGGTGTCGCCTCCGCTCCATGAAATCGTGAATGTCTGAGCTTGTGGTTGATCCTCTTTCTTGTCACGGATGCCGAATGGTTGGTTTCTTGCTGTTGTCCATTTCAGTGTATCAATCTCAAGACGCCGTCTGTTTACCTCAGCATTAAGAAAACGCACATCACCCTCAGGCAATGGTTCCATTGCAAGACCATTGATTTTGTCAGCATAAAACTCAGCTTGGAGAATACGCCCTTTGCGATAAAGCGCCCATAAATCCTCGTCAGCTGCGACGGCTCTTGTGACGGCTCTATAGCTCGGCATTGCCTTATCTTTTGTGATGTCAACAAGCGTCTCGCCTGATGCCAGGCGGTCAACGATTTTCTCCATAATCACCGTATTTACACTTCGTTTACTCAAATCGATTTCCTTCAAAAAGCGCCCCCCATAAAGAGGGGCTAGTTATTGAGGCATACAAGATCACAGGCTAGGAACCTTGTATCGTATCATAAGCATAAACTAAGCGGCGATAGATTACAAATAATTATTTAGTTGACACGGCGTGTCACTTATATAAAATGAGGGCATAACAATAAAGAGGTATACAATGACAGATTATATCAAAACTAACTTTGGATTGTACAACGATGAGAACGATCCTATCTATGAGGGTTTTTATAATCCCTCTAATCCACGGTGGAACGGATGGCTTAATCCATACGTAACTAAGGAAGTCTTTGACAAGATAGTTGAGGACGTTGTGCCAAAGGTTTTCAATCCAGATTGGGATGATGAGGACTTTTGGATTGAGTTGAGGGATCAAAAGCCAAACAAAGACGGTCTTTACTTTGTTGGTATGGGTCTTTGTTGGATGAGTGAGGAGGATTGCTAA